TTAGTTGTTGAAGTATCAGTAACTTCGTTATCCAAATTTTCTGTTTCTGTTTCAGACATTATTTTCCCTCTTATGTTGGAGTAAGACCTGGCAAAAGTACCAGTGTAAATGTATTTATATAACTACCTCAATCAATCATCAGTAACAGGTTCTAAGTGATGCCTACAGTTGTACCCACCCCTATTCATGAAGGGGTCGCTACCTGATTTACCTTGCCATGAGTTTTGCCATTCGTCGAGTAATTCTTGTTTAGTGAACTCTTTGCCTACATGATTACTACACCACGACCTAGTAACTGAATCAATCTGTCCACTGTAACGCCACTTAGTAATCTTTGCTTTACCTGATACATGTGCAACAATTGCTGATGTGCTTTTAAACAATCCATTGATAACACTGTTTTTAGGTTTGCCTATTTCCGCTTTAACAACATCAACTGCTGTGATGATTGCATTTGCTATAGGTGATTTTGCTACTGCATTGTTGTACAGTGCTTGCTTAATCTTAGACTTTGCTTGGTCTGCTTGCGCACGGAATGCTAGTACTGCATTAGTTTTAACATTAACAAGTACTTCTTTATCAATCTTAGTACCTGGTAACTTTGCTAGTAATAATAACCAAGCACTGTTGTATGATTCAACAACTTCATTAACTACTGTGTTGTACTCAGTTTCAAAGATGCGGTCTATTTCAGCATTGATTGTAATTGCATCAGTAGTCGACAGTTCGTTAAATGTAGCAAGATATGCTACGATTTTAGATTCAATCGTAGCACTTGCTTGTTGGAACTTATCTAAATGCTCACTGAATAGATTTTCTAATTGTTTAGCGTATTGATTCATCTACAAGTCCATCGGTAGTGAATGTACTTGACGAATCAATCTCATTCAACATATCGCTTAATGATTCATCATTATCAAACATCAATTGAATAATCTTCTTCTGCATGCCTTTCTTGAACAACTCAGAATCAATACCACTTGCTAGTGCTTGTTGATAAAACTGTAAGTCGTTGTACTTGTCGCGTGTGTTAAAACTGTTAGGGTATTCAATAATACCATCCCATGTAGTACCCACCATCAATGCAATTAACTGAAATATCTGTTCTTCTGCTAACTCTAAGTTACCTGCCTTTTCAGCAAGTCTAGCATTAAGTAAACGGAACTCAGTTTCTAATGCAACACCCGACATTGTTTTACTTTCAATTGCACGAACAGCACCTACATTAGACATGCGGTTAATTGATTCAACTTTATCGGTTATAGCATTTCTGATGCTGTCTAACGATGCTGATGTAGGTTGCATCAAGTAAGGTTTTAATCCAGGGTCTAAATCAGTAGGCATTTCAATAATACCACCTGCACCTGAACCCACTCTAGTGTCTGCTGTTTTAGCAAGTGATGGGTGACTACTTAATCTAATAATCTGTTCAATCTCACTGTTTTCATCAAAGATTGCTCGTTGCATATCTGCAACATCAGCAATGTCACTAATACTAGTTCCAGGCTTTAACCCTCTCTGTGCGTACAATGGAACTGCTGTAATCTTGTTGTAAGGATTAGGTACAGTTTCAGTAGTAATTGCTTCGCCGTTAAGTGTGACTGTATCAGTGCGGTCTTTGTAGTAAATCTTGTACACTGCTGAATCATCATCTTTGTGAATCAATGTTTTAAGCATTGTTAGTTCATACACACCGTTGTCTAGTCTAGTGTACTTCCAATCAGTAACATTAGGTGGTGTTATTAAACTCACATAAGGTCTAATGCCATTATCGATTTCATCTTGTTTAGTAGCAACTTCGGCATTAGGTCTGTCGACAACAACCCAAGTATGCCCATACACACTTGAAAGTATTGATGCTTGTTTCATGAAGTTATCCCAACTACGACCTTCACGGTCTGCATCTTCAAAGAAGTCGTTGATAATAACATCATCGGTTAACGAACCCATTGTTCTAATAGGCAACTCAGTGAATATAAACGAACTGTAAATCTGCACAATACTTGCACAGTGATTATCTAATGGTGTTTGTTTAACACGCTTCGTGTAATCAGCATCTGTTTCGATTTTGTATCGAGTTAAGTAACTCTGTGCTTTGTATTGTTCACCACCTTGAAACGAGTTCATGAAGAACTGCCAATTAGGCAACTGCTTCTTGTACAGTGGGTTTTGCTCTTCTAATGATGTTATTGTGTACATAATTTATCCTTCGTGTATTTATTAGAATGTTGCCATGCCGAATGTTGCTGATTCATCAAACTCAGGTACATCTTTGCGTATTGGGAACAAGTATTCAATCATGTAACCAATGGCATCATTAGTGTGGTCAAACCCACTGCTTTTATCAGGTATTTGTGTACCTTCTTTAAAGACCTGTTTTGATAAACCGTTAATAATATGTTTGCATTTTGGGCTTACTTTAACTTTAACAGTACCATCGCTGGTAAGTAGCATTGAGTTAACTGAGTTAATTCTATCTCTTACAGCGGGATGTTTATGCCTGTGCTTAACAGTGAACCCTGCGTTCTGTAATATTGAAACATCTGTTCTACCGTTAGCACTAGTACGGCGCTGAACGCCGCTCGGGTCTGGGTAAATCACTACTTTCTTCTTTGGGTAGCGTGTTTTAATCTCTTGTACGAGTTCATCAGTGTTGCTTGAATAGATGATTACTTCATCAATCAAGTGCAACCCATTCATTGTTTTAACAGCAATGCCTGCACTGATTGGGTTCACATTGAAGTCGCACCCAATGTAAATTGTTGTACATGCTTCGAAGTTACCCGTATACTCAGTCACATGTCGATTCGTACTAAAGTTATAGTAAATCTGACCTGAGTATGTTTCGAAACTCGCTTCATATTCTTGACGGAATGTCCTATCATCTAAATCTCTCCTCGCTTGCTCGATTTCATCTTCTGAAACTCGACCACCTTCTAATGTTGTGAATTGCCATGATGCCCATTCTTTATCGTCTTCTTGTTGACCTTTTTGGTACATATCAAACGACCAATTACCTTGACCAGCCGGTGTTGTAATAAACATTGCACTGCCGTTAGTGTCTGATAGTGTAGGTCGTAACACTTCAGTCCATGCTTCCATCTTTGTATAAGAAAACTCGTCCATCACTAAGTAGTCTAAACCTATACCACGCAATGAATCGAACTTATCCGCTCCTCTTAAACCAATAACCGACCCATTTACTAAGGTAATACTTAAATCACTTTCGTTAACCTTCTCAATCCAATTCAACTTATTCAGTTTAGCCTTCAATGGCTTCCAAACAGTTTGCTTTGCTTGACGGTATGTGGGTGCAACATAGAAGGTTGTTTTGTTGGGGAGTCGTGCTTGCTTAGCGAGTTCTCTCATTGCTAAGTAAGTCTTACCGAATCTACGACCCGAAACAACAACCTTGAATCTTGCAGTTGATTTAGTGATGGTACTTTGACCTTTACTAAGTGGCATTATTCGTCTTCACTCCAAGGTAACGGTTGGTTGTTATCACCGTGCTTCGGTCCTTGGTCTGTTTGACCTAACATCTGTTTTCCAAGCCAAATAAGTAGAGTTGTATTGCCGTTGTATGCTTCTTCGAGTTGTTTGGCTCTTAACTTCTGTTTGGTTTTTACTTGTTCTTCTTCGATGAATGTACCGAAATGACTTATAATCTGTTGGTAACTTATCCCAAAGTACTTTGCTATTTCCTTACTAGGGCAATACAACTTAGCAAGCATGCGTACTTCTTCTTCAGAAATGACAACTTTGCCTTTGCGTAAGGTTGTAAACTCAACACCCTTCTTGGTAATTTTGTAGTCTTTGGCGACTTTCTTAATTGACATTAACCCGACTTATTAGTAATTTTAAGTCTGAAAAAGCGTTCATCAGTTAATCCGTTAGTCGTGGTGATTGTGTTAGTGATGCGATATGTATTACGCAAATCACCACCACTTAACCACACCGTACTAGTACTAGCACCAACATTCATCACATTGTTGGTATCAATAACGGGTGTTACATCACCTGCGATAGTTTCAACTACCCATGTGCTTGTTGCAATAGCATCACCTGCAGTAACCCAACTACTCCAATCGATGGTGTAGTCCAATGTTGATTGTGGGTCTTTTTCGATGTGCGACCCTATTTTATCTGTGTTAAAACCTATCATGTGTAATTCCTATAATTCTATTAATCTGTTTTCAAACATCACATCAACAACCCTATCTTCACTTCGAATGTAGATAACCCTAACTGTACTTGTAGTAAGCACAAACGACTTAGCACTTGTTACTTGTGTGAACTGCGATGTTAAGTTAACACTACCATTCTGAACAATACCTGCACTAACACTCAACGATGTAGTAGCACTCATTGATGCTGTTGTATCGTAAATAATACTAGGTGCAATACTTGCGACAGCGACTACATTCATTGCAGGCAAATGTGTACCTGTAATCATTGTAGAATCAATAACAGTTGATGCTTCAACATCTAATATTGCATTTGCTCTTATGCTATTTACACTATCTGTAGTTTGTGATGTAGTAACATTGAAAATCGTATCAGTAGTTAATTGACCACCAATAGTACAACTGTATGTTGTTTGTGAATCAGTGCTTAATTGTGCATTAACTTGATTATTAGCAGTAACCGAACTAGATGTTATTATATTAGAATCAACACTTGCGCTAAGGAATGGCGAACCCATTGCAGACCAATTAGTTAATAAACCAATTGGCAAATCAGCGTGTATTTCAAGCACTGGGTTTGTTGTTTGTGTTGTATCTAATACAAGATTAAAATCAGTGGTTATTGCACCATTGATAGTACATCCATAAGTCGTATCACTACCGAGTGTAAGAGTTGATAGTAGTAAGTTACCACCAACAATGCTCTGAGTGAATACTTGATTAATATCAAGTTCTGATGTAACTTCCAATGAAGGTACTATCAATGATGTGGTATTAACGGCTAGGTTAATACCTGTGTTAACATCAACACTTGATTCGATTGCTGAACTAAACAACACATCAGCACTTACTGTACCTTCGTGTTGAACCGATGCAATAGTAGACATCGATGTATTATTAATACAATCAATATCACCATCTAACGCACCATGTATGCTAGCAACCCAACCTAATGCTGAATCTATAGTTAAACTAGGTGTGTGAACAATGCCACCACTATTGCTACTACTAAACGATGATGATATAGTCCAAGTGCCTTGCCATTGGTCTGTGTCATCCCATGTCGTAGTGTCATCCCATGTGTAACCATCACCTAATGTTATATTAACACTTGGTGATGTACTTTGAGTAAACTGCGTAGTTAATGATAACGAACCTTCTAACGGTCCACTACCACTAACATCAGCAACAACAGTTGTTGTAAAACTAGATTGTGCAGTAACTTCTGCTTCGACATACGACATCAACACCGCATCAATAGTTGTACCTACTGTTGAGTGTATTGCATCAGTTGTATAACCCGATGCGATGTAATCTGCTTCTACATAGTTGCCGAACGAACCTAGTAATAATGCCATTGCTTTACCTTATTAGTCTAATGTAATTGTTAACTGACCTGCATTGATTTGGAATGTATCCCCAGAAGTTGGTGACTTACTTACTGAAAGTGCGCCATAAAAAACCATATCAGTTCCATCAAATACACCTGCGTGCGATACTGTACCCCATGTGCCTGTAGCAGTTGGGAATGTAACATTAGCACTGTTAGTTGCAGAACCACCACTAGCCGCACCAAATGTAACACCAGTTCTTGCATAGGCATTACCGCTGATTTCAGTACCTGCACCTGTTTCTCCAGGATTATCACTAAACAAACCTACTGTTAGTACTGCTGGACTTGTGTAATTTCTTACGCCTTCGCCTAGAACATGGTCTAGGACTTTATTTTCTAAAAAATTAGTTGCCGCTGACATCTTATTTTCTCCTTATTTTAAATAACCTGTTTAACCCCAGGCTTAATGGGCTACGCGATGTGCGTAAGTTTAAAACGCTGTGTTGGTATGTAGTAACTACCACTACCTCTAATCTCAATTGCGGTTGATGTTGCTAATGTGAATATTGCACTAAATGCGTACAATCCTTCGCCTTGTGTGCCAATCTCATTGTAGTCTTCACTATAAGCAATTGCAGTTGATGTAGTTGCGTTGTACAACACAGTACTCCATGTATGGCTATCAGTCGCATCAATTACTGGTTGAAAATGCTCAAGTGTGTAAGTGCCTGCAGGCAATGTAAGTTGGTAACCCGATAGTGAATAATAACTTGATGGGTCGGTGAAACTAAAGATAGTGCGACTATACGGTGATGTTTCTAGACCGCCGTAGTTGCCACCACTTGTAGCGTTAACTTCAAACACACAAGTTTCACCAATTGAAGCACCGCCTGCACTAGGTGTTTCCCATGTTAATGAACCTGCTGTACTGCCTGCAGTTAAGACTTTACCATCATTAGTTGTGCTTGTTGCAGGCACATGTAAATTGCCGTCTGTTGATGGGTGTGTGTAGTTGTTAGCGTTAGTAGCAATACCTGCTAACTTAGCACCATCACCTACAGCAAACTCAGCACCTACTGTGTTGATATTATCTACTGCTGTTTTTAAATCTGCTCTAGCATTAGCAGGACTATCAGTACCTGCATCTAAGTTAGTTGTATTGATTGCTGAAAATAAAGGCATGTGTTATTCCTCTGTGTAGTTTGGATTCTTAACCCATTTACTATTCTTGAACATGTACTTACCACTACCAAAGTCGTTTGGCATTTGTGTTGTAGTTTCAACTACATTGTCTGTTAAGTAAGCATCGAATGCTCCTACTGCATCGTCGGGTGCTAAGTTCAACACCATTCTGTCTGTTTTTCTAATTAATAATTGCATTACACATCGCTCCGTTGTAATATTGAAGTTGTATTGATTGCTTTACCTATCGTGTAAACAGAAGTACCGCCATTAGCATCGACTAGTGCTCCACTTGCATCAACGCCGTACATCAACCCAGGTGTTAATCCATTATGTACAGTTGACAGTCCACCTTTCAGTTTAACTGTGCATGTACTACCACTAACACCACCTGTTTGTAAGATGCCAAGTGGCGTTACATCATTAATGTTTGACATATCTCCACCAACACCAAGTCGTAAGATGTTATAACTATTATTGTCGTTTAGGGTTTGTGTGACAAATGCAACATTAGTATGAGATGCGACATTAAAGTAAGCAAGTCTTGGTGTTGCTTGTCCTGCAAGACCATTCAACACATAACCACCTGCTAAACTAAATGTGTTGTTCGTTCTATCAATTGCGATACCCGCATATCTACCTTTTTTATTTGGATAATTTTGGTCAGTTGCTGTTAAGATGGCATTTGATGAATTAATAGGGTCGAACTCAAATCGTGCAAATACCAAATCACTTTCATTGATTACTTGAGCGTAACTAATACCAGTTACAGTTGTTCCAACTACACTAAAGTAACTGAGGTATATGCCATCCCATGCTGTTATGACAGCAATAAAGTGATTAGCGTTGTGTGGGTCTGCTACAATCACATCAGGACTGCGCCATGTGTTCGCTACATTATAACTTGTGCCAACTGTCAGGGTGTAGTTTGCATCATATGCAATACTGGCAATTTTAAAATATCCTGTATTGTTGTCGAGGTAGCCGTGCCACAAATCGCCATTATCAGTGTAAAACGCAGCACCTGGTCCTTCGTATTGATTAATTGGTAGGTTGGTCTTTAAATTATATGCAGTACCTACTGTCTGTGCATTGACATTCGCTACACCGTCAACGAATGTACCTGCTACAATCATTTGATTGTAGTCATCATTGTTGTCACGAGCGGTAACTACAAATTGCAATGTTGTGGGGTGAACGAAAACATGTCTACCAGCCCAATTTTCATTGCCCGTTGTCGATGGTAGAATAGTGAATTGATTACCATTCGTATTAGTCCACCCGTTATCATTATTACCAACATCAGATACATAACCACTAACAGTGCGCTGTGGTCCACCATTATTAATCCATTCGTTTCGAGAACCAATTGTATAAACTAACGACCATGTAGTGGGCGATACGACAACTTTTTCAACATTTGACCACCCTTGTCCATTGCCGTACGATTCATGTCTAGTACCTGTTGAATTACCAGTAGCATCATATTGTATTAATTGTACATTGGCACCACCATTAACAGTAACCAAAAAGTCATTTGTAGTTGTAATATCGGCGGGTGAACCGCCATTGTTTTCAAGCCAACTAGACCAAGGTGAACCGCCAATGATGTTTCCGTGACTGGCAATACCTGTAACTGCTTGAATAGCACCTACTTTAACAACAGTGTTGTCTGCCCAGTATGCAACAACAGTACCTGCTGTCATAGGAATACTAGTTATCGTCATGTCAACTGATAAATCACCTGCACCACCGCCACCACCTGCACTGCCGTTTGATGCTGAAGTAATTCTACCTTGTGCATCGACTGTAATGTCTGCGGCTGTGTAAGAGCCTGCAGTTACTGCTGTGTCATCCAAGTTAACAGTAGCATTACCTGAACTAGCACCGCCAGTTAATCCTGTGCCTGCTGTTACATCTGTAATGTAGTTACTATCCAAGTAGGTTAAGTTAGGTACTGAATTACCATCACCGCCTACTACACCTGTTAATGTTGCACCTGCGTGTAATACAAGTCCACCTGTGTTTGATACATGTAGTAGGTTGCCTGCTTGACTATCAGTAACTCGAAAATATTCATTAGCACCGATTGTAGTTTCAATAGGTCCATTACTTGCTTTTATAACAACCTTAGCAAGGTTTGCTTGTAGTTTTAAGTCATTACTAACACTCGTTGTCCAAATGAGATTGCCTTGTGTATCTAATGCACCGCCTAACTGTGGCGTAGTATCATCAACAACATCGCCACCACCTGAACCTGAAATTGTTTGTGCAGTCCATTTGCTTGTAGCATTGTCGTACGCTAGTGCTTGTCCGTCAGTTGGTGCTGTTGCATTAACATCAGTTAAATCACTTAATGATTCACTGTTAATGTTTTCAATCTTGTCTGTGTTTAGGTTAGTAAAGTTATCATCTAACTCGGTGTGTGTTAGTTGTGAACCTTTGTCTGCGCGTGTAGTGATGTTAGCCATTTATGCTCCTATTTGTCTTGCTTGCGTTGAAGCAAGTTGTAAATTTGGTCTAACTGCGTTTCAATTCTATGTAGTGCAACATTAAATTCATTCTTAGCAACATAGTGCTTTGGTAGTTCTATTTTGCAGTCGTTAATTTTGTCGTCTACTTCTTTCAATTTATTCAACGCTCTATTAATGAAGTAAGCATTTGGAAATAGTACTAATGTTAAGAATATTTGCCATAGTAATGTTACATTATCTAATTCCATTGCAACCCTTGTATATGTTTATTTAGTTATTTATACCAAAGGCTTGGCGTATTGCTGTACTTACAATAGGCGTAAAAAAACCGCCTGTTAAAGCGGTTCGTTTGAATGGTGATTTATTAGGTGAAGAACTTATCGAAATGTGATTCTGATTGTGGTGATTGTGGCATATTACCTTGCTTGTACATGGTGATACCCATACCAAGTTCGTTCATTGCGATATTCCATCGTCGTATCATCGATTCACTCGGATTGTTCATGCCATGAGTTTTAGGTCTAGTATGTTTAATCAAATCAGCAATCACCATTTCAACACTGTACTTAGAGATACCATCTTTTTCAATACTGTCTTGTGTGCGGTTTGATAAACCTCTTTCAGCACGAGCGTAGTACGAATCTTTTTCAAATTCATCCATTGCATCAATCAGGAATATCACCTTTTTAATATGTGATGTCATTCTGACCTTTTCAGAAGCATACATATTCAAATGTGTTATGGGTGGGATGCCTGGTGTATGTGGTGTTTCATGTGTGTGTTTTGCGTAATATTCAAAGTCTGCCATAGTGTTGTATTCCTTTATATAGTTGGTTTTTAAAAGACAATATTGTCTTACAGTATTTATTATAACATAACAACAGACGATAAAAAACACCAATAGTTTGAATAATTGGAGTTAACATTTCTATCGGTGTTTAAAGGGTGGGCTTAGATGCAAACAATTAATCGATTTTGTAGGAATCTTAGTCTATGGCTAAAACTAAAAACACCTAAACCCGTGCATTTATTTATTAATAATAGCGCACTGAGTTTGAATTTGCGTTTGCGTTCTCTTCAACAAGTTCTTCAATCAGTTCGTAATCTTTATCAGAAACAGTTAACAAGTAACGCCCTGTTGAACTGTAAACAAACGACACATCATTAGCGTTTAATGTTTCAATTAATGCAATGAACTCATGTGTTGATAAATCTTGTATTTTGAATTTCATGTATGTAATTAGGCGTAGGTTTTTACAGAACCTACAAAACTGCTTCAACTACAAAGGATGCTAATACTAGACATCACACACTTGGTATAGCCAAGTGCGTTAACAAACATTATACACAATAATATTTTCATTGATGTATATTTATGTATAATTAGTTGCATGTAGATTACGACTTTGGTCTTGCGCTCAGCGATTCCGTAACTACTAGGTAGCAAATCCTTCCTAATCAATTGATTGCTACCGCACTAAATTACTAGGATATTAATGCATAATAAAGAACAACATTTAATTAACCTAATCAAGAACCCTGACATGTACTGCCGAACTTCGCTCAATAATGAGTACGATGAACTGCGTGTGTTAAAAGGGTTACTTGAAGATTCAATCGATGAAATGCACTTGATGGATGATATCGATATCGAAATACACAGCACCAATCACTTACTAGGTTTTATTGAAAGTTCGTGCAAGCACGCATGGCACTACGATGAAGATGTTAGGTTAACACTTCACCACGGCAATAGCAAAGGTGAGATTGACATGCATCAACAATTAGATAATATCAATCGTGCTCTAGAGTTTGTTGCTGGGTACCTAGAAGCGCATTATTCAGGCTCTTAGGTTAAGTCGTTTAATTTGGAGTGCTTTTTACAGAAGCACAAAAACTGTCTAAAGGAAAGAGGGCAGTATTACACACGGTACTGCTAGACCGCTATACGAGTGGTGTTCGCCCTTTTGGTTATCGCACTATAAATCAATCCAATAGGAATCCAGTCCACCTTATGTTCTATTACTTATACGCCGATTTCATCATTGTGGTGAAAGATTAAACTTCTACCTAGTCGTTCGGCTTCCAAATCAAGGTGGGTTTGATGTTCGCCTTTCATTTCAAGTAATTCTTCCGCAGTGAATTCTTCAGTTACAACTCGGATTGCATCCTCGTTTAAGTTTAAGCGTTTACGCATTGATTCAACACTAAGTGTATTATGTTTAACTCGCTTAAATCCATCTTTGGTAATTTCAATAGTACCGTTTTCGATACTCTCAAGTATATGGTTCATCATCTTAGACATTAGTGAAGTACCTCATTATCTTGATTAACATAATTACCACAATCACTACAATGTGGAATCAAGGTTAACTTAGGGTTATTGCGTTGTTCGTCTAATAGATACTGAATACCTTCACCAATGTAAGTACCATCAACGCCGAATAACACAAGTAATGATAATTGGTAAGCACTGTAAGTTGTTAATTCACCGATACTGTTATTACTAAGTTCACCTGCAAGTTGTTCTTGACTAATGTTAATTAAGATGCGATTTAAGTTCTTCTGTTGAATTGAAAATAGTTGCAGTACATCTTCATCACTTGTTCGAATCCAATCTTGAAATTCAGATTGAATTGGTGAGATTTCAGATTGTTCACCCAGTTTTCCAATTGCTAACCAAAGCATTTCTACTTGCGATGATTGTTTTGCATCACCTGTTACTCTAGCGGTGTCGTTTTCGATATTAATACTGTATTCGTTAAAAGTCTTATTCATGTTATTTCCTAGTAGTTAAAAAATTAGTGCGGTACTGACTATGAGCAAAAACAGTACCTAGTTAGTGGGATAATAATAGAACCACCAACATGTAAATCATTATACACAGGTATTTCGAACAATGTTGTTTTACTTGCATCTATTTATGTTGACAAGATATTTTACTGTGGTATACTAGACCTCGATTGGACAAAAGTTCAATCGCTTTTAACTAAAAGGAGTAAATTATGTTCAATGGTAATAAACAAAGGTACTGTACAGAAGTAGTAGATAAATCAATGATTATTGGCGACAGAGAGGTTTATGTCGATTCTAAATTCACATATGATAACGATAGCGACGGTGCATTGCACTCTGTTTTTTTGATGTTTTACGGTGGCGGTGCTAGGGATGTATTAATTGATGCATACGACGACATCGCACAGAGCACAGAGATGCTATTAGCAATCGAGCAGTTAGTTGGTCACAAAGTAAAATTAGTACCTGAGTTCTACGAAACTTGGTGGAGTAAATGGGTAACTGATGAATCAGGCGTATGCTTCGCTGAAGTGGTATAATGGATGGCAGGTAAGTAATAACTAACCCGCTGATTTGGCGGGTTTTTTATGCACGCTCGAAGAACTTATTGAACATGTACGCTTGGTCTTCACTAGCAGTTGAATCGTACATGTGCTCTTTGAAATAAGGCAAGTACAAATCCCATCTATCAGACATCCAAAGCAATAGGTGGTCAATGTCCGTAGTACCTCTGAACTTTGCATTCTCGTGCCTTTTAATATGTTTTAATAGGATGGTTAGGGGTAGTGTCCAATCTTCTAAATTACCCGTACCCTTGCTCTCGTAATCAACACCGTGCTCTTTATAAAACTCTAGCATAGCAACGAACAAATCATTACCAGCCATTGAATCTTGATGCTCGACATCTGTTAACTTGTCGAAGTCCGTTGAGTTGAGGTAGAAGTAGTCGTCATTACCTGTTTCAGTAGCAATCTTAACAAGCACTGTATCTGTTCTAGGTGTAGTAATCCATTGAGCAGTGTAATCATCGATGTAATGATTAACAGCGGTAACAATTGTTTCATCACCAATCCATTCGTATTTGCTGAAGTCGTACTCAGTACCAATATATTCACAGGTGAAATTAAGTTGGTGATTAGCAAGTCTTGACCACAGCAGTAAATCACCTAATCGCTTTTTCGTTATTACTTTTGATTTGTAAATCATTTAATCTAGACCTCAAGTTTAATTAAACACATATGTTACACGCTTCTTGAGCGTAAGTAAATAGTTTTAATATATTCAAAGGTGTTTAACTGAGCATGTCAAGTCCATTTTATTGAACCTGTTAACAATTGAATTGACATTTTTGCTATTGAGATTTTCTAAGTAAACCCCATCGTGAACAATTAGTCTGATGTTAGTTTCAAAACCTTCGAGTGCTGTACGCATTGCTTGTGCTTCAAACTGTTGGAATAAGTAATTTACTGTTGATGATTTCTTCAAAGGCTTTTTAAGATTGTCACCGATGTGAATTTCTTTGATTTTTAGTTTCATCAAGTGCTTGTTTTTCTGCATCATCACTTTGTGTAGTTTATCGAACTCAGTAATGTAAGATTTAATGAAAGGCATCTTCTTGAATCGTTCACCTTCTTCAAATGTGAAAGTACCATCCCGCTGTAAACTATGTCTAAACGCTTTTGCAATATCGTTGTTACTGAATTTGAGCGATGCACCTAGCCCGATTGCTGTTAATGCTCGCTTTGCCTTCTTGATATTATCATCTGTAGCACTACCGAATGTGTAGGTTGCAACTTCGGCACGCACAGCATCTTTGAATCTGATTGAGCGTTTAATACTTGGACAATAGATTCTGTACTTGATTGCTTGTTGTTTGAAGTACGAGTTACTACATGCATCAATGTCAATCTCAACACAACCACTGAAACACGCAGACCGAACTACACTAGGTGCATTTTGAACATTGATGAATTTGTTACCTTTGTAGTACTTACGACCAAACACCGATGTGAACCACTGCATTGGGATGTAACCTACAACTGCATTCAGTTTCAAAAAACTAATAGCAATTGATTTATGTTCATCATCTGTGGTTGTATCGATGAATTGCTTTAGTGCTTGTGAATTGATTTTGATATTATCAACAGCGAAGGTGGTATTTTCAATGGCACGAACAACTGCTTTGGGTGTAGTGGCGTACATAACAATTCGATGAAGTTCTTTACTAGGTGCAACTAACGGAATACCATATCGCTTAGAGCCTTGTTTAATGATTTTCATTAACGGGTTCAGTTCTTGCATTTGCTTCCAATACAACACTTGTGTTTTAACACCTTGAACTCTGAACTTCTTGTTATTGAAAATCCTTCTATCAAACCTAAACTTGTAATTGAAGTTACCATCTTTGATTTCAAGGTCACGACTATACCTTCTAATAATGAACTGCTTAACTACTTCATCGTAAATGATTTGTACTTGCTTACTTGATTTAACTACTGAGTAGTTGTACTTGCTTTCTATTAAGTCTGAAGTCTTACTGATATAATCATGTCTGAATTGATTAACTGCTTTAGTCTTAACATCAATTGCTTTGGTTAGGGCTTGGTTAGTAGTTGGGTTTATGTCTGTGTTAGTAGTAATCATGTCTGTGTGTTAGTAGTTAAAGTTTAGTTCACTATTAACGAGGTACACTGCGTGTACCGTCGTGTTGTAATAGTTGGTGTATTATGCGTGGGTATTTCCCTATTATTATTAATTAAAAAACAAGGGAGGGAACACAACTGTCTTATGCACACCTATTATACACATTTAAACACGCTTAAACACACATTACTTTATTTATTATTTAGCACTTCAAACATCTTATAAATACAATCAACATTAACCAATATTAGACAATCATTATGAAGTATCAAGAAGCAGTAGACTTAGGTTTAGAGGAATACATTCCAGACAAGCCTTGTGCTAGAGGTCATCAATTACGCAAGGTAGTTGGTAGGTTCTGTATTGAATGCAAAGAGTTCACTGATAATCGTTACAAGCATGACCCTGTTAAGAAAGAGAAAGCCGCTAAGTGGCAAAAGGCTTATCGCAAAGAGCAAGGTGATGCTTATCGAAAGTACATCAAGGATTATATGACCGAGTACAGAAAGACCGACAAGCACAAGGCTTGGGTTAAGAACTACTACGATACCAACATATCACCAAAGGCAAAACCTAAAAGTGAATGACCATTTACGCAAGCATTTAAAATCGAACTACAAATTAAACAATCACACTCGTGGTCATTTAGATAATGTTGAATTTATTGTTGAAGGTAACTTCTTCATTGAGTTGACAAAGTGTACTGAGTACAACTGTGGTAGTTGTGATAAAGTCTTTGATTCACCACCAATTGTTTATTG